TTATTACCAAACCATTGGGATGGGGGTAAAGATATTTTTTGATGCAACAACGGATGTTTTGGCATGGCAGTTGGCTGCGGATTGGTCGGACACGTTAGACTTTTCAGACTTTGGCATTCCAGATACAGAAGCCTCTGGAACAACAGGTGATATTCAATTCACAACTGTTGGGCATTCTAGCGGTGATGTATATGTAATCGTTATGCAAGTGAGGAAGCGATATGGCTAAACTTGAAATGTTTGTTAACGGTAACTTTGCTGATGGCGAAGAGGTTTATCAGATTGGAACCAAGAACAAAGATGGCAGCGGTCAGACTGCTGATGGTAATTATGACATTGTTGTTTTTGACCCAATGCGTAAACCTGAAGCAGAAGCTAAGCTAAAGGAGCTTTCAAAGAGTGCTGACAAACCTGCAAAGAAAGAAGCGGAAAAAAAGACGGCTAAAAAAAGCTCGGAGAATTCTAAGCCTGCGCCTAGAAAAAGAAAGGCTCCAACAAAGTCAAAGTAATGGCAATAGCTAGACCTCAAACAGGTAAGCAGATAAAAAACTCTCCCTCTAAAAAGAAAAAATCAAAAGTTTCTAAGGTGATGGGAGAGTTTAAATCTGGAAAATTAAAATCTAGTTCAGGCAAAAAAGTTACAAACAAAAAACAAGCAATTGCTATTGCTTTGTCTGAAGCAAAAAGAAAGAAAAGGAAGAAATAGTATGCCAGATAAATTTCTTGCAGCAATAAGTCCAGCTTACGGAATAGCAACTGGGACAGGGCCATATAGAAAACTTCTCGGATCTTTGGGCCGCGCCCATTACGACAAGCAAAGGCGAAAAAGGGAAGACAAAAAAGCTGCTGAAATCAAAGCAGAAGAGATGAAAAATATAAGAGATCAAATAGCTTCGGCAAGCCAAATGTCAACTGGAGTTGGTCTTTATGATTCGGCTGGAATGAAGTCTGGCGGAAGAGTTAAAAAAAATATAGATGGTCGAGCCAAAAAAGGAAAGACTAAAGGAAGAATTATTTAGTGGCTACTAGCGGCACATACACTTTTAATTTAGACCTTGGAGATGCCATAGAAGAAGCGTTTGAACGCGCCGGTATGGAGCTTCGTAGTGGTTATGACTACAGGACTGCGCGAAGAAGTATAGATCTTTTAATGCTTGAATGGCAAAACAGAGGTTTAAATCTTTGGACTATTCAGGAAGGAAGCCAAGCATTAACTGCTGGGACTTCAAGATACACCCTTGATGCGGATGAGCTTGATATAGTTGAGGCTTGGATTAGGACTGATTCGGGAGATACTAGCAAGCAGTTTGATCAAGCATTAACTAGAGTTTCTGTGAGTCAATACGCTCATCTTTCAAATAAACTTACTCAAGCAAAGCCTCTTCAGTATTGGGTTGAAAAAGACCCTGCTGCTATATCTATTAATTTGTGGCCTGTTCCTGACAGCGCAGCAACTTATACTCTTGGGTATTATTTTTTACAAAGAGTTGAAGATACAGGAAAGCCAGGGTCAAACAATATGGATATTCCTTCAAGGTTTCTTCCATGTCTTGTTTCTGGATTAGCGTATAAGCTAAGTATGAAGCTTGGCGGCCAAGCAGACAGGTCGGTTATGTTAAAAACAGATTATGAAGAGCAATGGAATTTAGCTGCTGATGCAGATAGAGAAAAAGCTTCATTGCAATTATCGCCGGGAGGTTATTCTCAAGTATGAGTTATGCTGCTGGAAAATATGCTTTTGGGTACTGCGACAGAACTGGATTTAGATATCCAATAAAAGACCTAGTTCCTCAAATAGTAAATCAAAGACCAACAGGGCTTAGGGTTGGAAAAGATGTTGTTGACCCAGATCAGCCTCAGCTTCAGCTAGGAAAGTTAAGCCTAAATGATCCTATGGCTTTAAGAAACCCAAGACCTGACACGGCAGGTTTGGTTGAAAGCAGAAAGTTTTTTGCATTTGACCCTGTTGGAGGAGGCGTTACTTCCCTTGGAAGCAGAACGGTTGGTTTGGATATAGAGGCCGAAGTTGGACAAGTTACGGTGACTACAAGCTAATGGCGTGGACATTTACTACATTAAAGAATGCGATTCAAGATTATCTCGAAACAACAGAAACAACATTTGTTAATAATTTATCTGTAATTATTACTCAAGCTGAAGACAGAATATTAAATTCAGTTCAGCTTCCTGATTTTAGAAAAAATGTTACTGGAACAACTACAGACGGCACTCCATACTTAACCATGCCTTCTGATTTTTTGGCTCCATATTCTCTTGCTGTTGATAATAGTGGATATGAATATTTACTTTTTAAGGATGTAAATTTTATTAGAGAAGCTTATCCGGCAGCAACAACGGAAGGAGTTCCTAAGTACTACGCAGTGTTTGACGAAAACACGTTTATACTTGGGCCAACACCCAGCTCTAACCTAACCGCAGAGCTTCATTATTTTTACAAGCCAGAATCTATTACAGCATCAAGCGATGGGACAAGTTGGCTTGGCACAAATGCTGAAAGTGCATTGCTTTATGGCTCATTAGTTGAGGCATACACATTCCTTAAGGGCGATGCTGATATGTTAAATACTTATATGACAAGGTATAGCGAAGCTTTATCTGATCTTAAAAATATTGGTGAAGGCTATGACACTACTGATAGCTACAGATCAGGATCTATTAGACAGGCAAGGCAATAATGATTGAAGTTGGTACTAGCGGTGTTGGAAGCGTTGATGTGGTTACTACTAACAATGCAGGCTTGCCTGTTGAGCATTGGGCGCAAAGAGCGACAAACACAATTGTTTCTGTTGGGGGCAATAGTCACCCGATAATACAAGAGCAGGCGGAGGCTTTTAAGGATCAAGTATTTCATGCAGTTAAGTACTACATGGATGAAGCTGTAAAAAGCGATAGAACAACTTTAATTGCTCAACTTGAGTTAAACGGTCATAAAGACATGGCTGATATTTTAAGGAGACTATAATGGCGATTACCCAAGCTGTGACGACCTCGTTTAAATCCGAGTTGTTACAAGGAATTCATAACTTTCACAATGGATCTGGTGGTGGTACTACAACCACTACAGGTACAGGCAATACATTTAAAATTGCTTTGTTTACCAGTGATGCAACTATGTCAGCATCTACTACTGCTTACGCAACAACTAACGAAGTATCTGCAACAGGCACAGGTTATACGGCTGGCGGTAATACGTTAACTAATGTAGATCCGACCACATCAGGAACCACAGCACTGACAGACTTTGCTGATACCACTTGGTCTAGCAGTTCAATTACTGCGAGAGGAGCGTTAATTTACAATTCCTCTACTACCGCAGGAACAGCTAACAGAGCAGTTGTTGTGCTAGATTTTGGCGCAGATAAGACATCTACAAGCGGTGACTTTACTGTTGCTTTCCCAACAGCAGATGCGAGTAACGCGATTATCAGGATTGCATAAGGTCTGATGTGGCAGATGTCAAAGTTGCATTTGATGGATGGAATTCCTCATCTCATGGATGGGGTGAGGGAACGTGGGGTAATGGGTCTGCTTTCCCAGCGAGTACAGCGTCTGTCGGATCTGTTTCAGTTAGCGCGGATGCGAATGTTACAGCAACAGGAAATTCGGCAACAGTCTCTGTCGGATCGGTATCTGTATCCGCTAGTGCGAGTGTGTCTGTATCTGGCAATGCTGCTACTGCAAGCGTTGGTTCGGTTAGTGTCACAGGTACGGCAAATGTATCGCCATCAGGTAACGCAGCTACCGCATCGGTTGGATCGGTATCGGTCTCTGCCGATGCAAACGTATCGCCAAGTGGAAACTCGTCTACAGTCAGTCTGGGATCGGTTACGGTTACTGGTACAGCAACGGTATCCCCGACAGGAAACTCTGCGACAGCATCTGTTGGCAGCGTTACGACGATTACAAGCAATACGGTTCCTGTCACTAGCACAGAGCTTGTCGCGTCTACGGCAAGCGTTAGCATCAATGGTGATGCAATTGTTGGGGTATCGGGTAATTCGGTTACAGTATCAACAACTACACCACTTATTTGGAGCTTGGTTGACGACAGCCAAACGCCAAGCTGGTCGGGGGTTAGTACAAGTCAAACACCAAATTGGACGGCTATTGACGATAGCCAGACACCTAATTGGAAAGAGGTAGCATAAATGGCAACTTACGTTAATGACCTAAGATTAAAAGAGATCGCCACTGGCGATGAATCGGGAACTTGGGGTACGAGTACAAATACGAATTTAGAGCTGATCGCAGAAAAATTTGGAACAGGATCGGAAGCTCTTTCAGACGCTAGTACAGCAACCATTACGATGGCTGACGGTGCTAGTGATGCATTTCGCTCTTTAGCCCTTACTCTCACAGGCTCTCTTTCCCAGGCTTGTACAGTCACGTTAGCTCCAAATACTCTTTCTAACGTATGGGTAGTTCAGAACTCCGCTGGTGACACGGTTACACTAAGCCAAGGAACAGGCGCAAATGTGGTCATACCAAACGGCGGTATCCGAATGGTTGCCACTGATGGTGCTGGTTCAGGTGCAGCGGTTACAGATGTACTCGACGTACTAGGCGGCACAGGCAACGTAGGTTTGGGTAGCGGTGCGTTTGGTACAGGGCTTACCACAGGCACAGATAATGTAGCTATAGGCGAGAATGCTGGCGATGCCCTAACCACTGGGTCTGATAATACTTTGATTGGAGACAATGCGGGTGGCGCATTGACAACTGGGGGAAGTAACGTAGCTGTCGGCTCTAGTGCGCTTCTTACTGAAGATGGAAATGGCAACAATGTTGCAGTAGGTTTTGAAGCACTTAAAGTATTAAATGCTGGTACGGATGGTTATAACGTAGCTATTGGTTACCAAGCTGGCGCATCAATGACTACGGGTACGTCAAATACTTTGATCGGTGGAGTTTCTGGAGACGTTATAACAACAGGATCGAACAATGTTGGTATCGGAATTAATACGTTAGGCGTTCTTACAACTGGGAGCGAAAATATAGCCATCGGCACTGCTGCTTTAGATGCAGCTACTACCGCAGATGCTAACATAGCTATTGGACATGGTGCTTTAGGTGCTAACACTTCAGGCACTAAAAATACTTCAGTTGGGCATAGTGCATTAGATGCCAACACCACCGCAGATAACAACACAGCAGTTGGGCATAGTGCTTTAGGGGCCAACACTACAGGCGCGGGATCAACCGCTGTTGGAATGAGGGCATTAACTGCTAACAGCACCGGAAGTAATAATGTTGCCGTGGGTAAAGACTCTTTGTACGCTAATACCACTGGGTCTAATAATGTTGCAGTAGGGCTTAGTGCATTACAAAACAATACTACAGGTGAAGTTAATTCGGCTTTTGGTACAACCGCGTTATTTACAAACACCACTGGCTATGGAAACACAGCAGTGGGCAAAAATGCTTTATATACCAACAATGGAAACAACAACACGGCTGTTGGACATGAAGCACTAGAATTAACTTCTACTGGTAGTGAGAATACCGCAGTAGGTAGAGAAGCATTAGAAGAAAACACTACAGGAAATTACAACACGGCTGTTGGCTATAGAGCGGCAGATTCTGTCACTACTGGAACCTACAATATAGCTATGGGCCGAAGAGCACTAGATTCTGTAACAACAAGCTCTTTTAGCGTTGCAGTCGGAGCAAGTGCTTTAGAAAACAGTACAGCGGCGGGAGCAACAGCTGTTGGACACGCAGCTTTGGCCGCGAATACTTCTGGCCTTTATCCAACGGCTTTCGGCTTTGAAGCATTAAAGGCAAATACTACGGGCGAAGGCAACTTGGCCTTCGGATACGAGGCCGGTCACGATATAACTACAGGGAGTACGAATCTAGCCATCGGATTCAGGGCGTTGGATGGAAACAGTACAGGTGGTTCTAATATAGCCATCGGAAACAATGCTCTAGGAAGCGCGAATAATTTTAATCACAACATGGGAATTGGACTCCAAGCGGGTATTTCGATGGCAACTGGCACACAGAACATTTTCATCGGAAATTACGCAGGTGATGGAGCTACGGCTGGAAATAACTCAGTCGCTATCGGATATGAAGCGTTTACTGGAGCATCCACGACAGGCGGCGAACACGTTGCGATTGGGGTAGGGGCATCTTCAGCTATAACCACGGCTACTCAAACAGTGGTCATAGGAAAATCTGCGGGTGACGCAATAACCACATCAAGTTCTTGTACAATTGTTGGCGCACTTGCTGGAAGCTCTCACGCAACTGGCGGGGGTGTAACTGCAATTGGTTTCGAGGCTGGTGCAGTTAATACGAACAGTGGCAACACGTTTATTGGATCAGAGGCGGGAGAATTAAATTCTACAGGGTATAACAACACGTTTCTTGGAAACGATGCAGGAGACATCGTAACTACTGGTTATCTTAATACCACGCTTGGAATAAATTGTAATCCAAGTGCGGCTGACGGTTATGGTCAAATTGTTGTTGGCGCAGATTTAGATGGAATAGGTAATAATTATTTTACTTTAGGGCGCAATCCTGAAGGTCAAGTTTATAACCAATATTCTGCTAATGCTTCTTGGACTAGGGCTTCTGATGTCAGGCTTAAAAAAGAAATAGCTGATAACACAGATTGTGGACTAGACTTTATTAACGATTTGCGTCCAGTAACTTTTAAGTGGAAAGCTCCCTCAGAAGTTGATTCGGATATGCCAACTTATGATCCTGATAAAACTGAACATAGTTACACATCAAAGATGTATGGGCTGATTGCTCAAGAAGTTAAAGCTGCTTTGGATAAACATAACATTACAGATTTTGGAGGATGGCATGAAACTCCAACTGACAAAGTTCAAGGCGTATCGCAAGAGATGTTTATTCATCCTTTAATTAAAGCGGTGCAAGAACTTTCTGCTGAAGTTAATACATTGAAGTCGGAAATAGCTGCACTCAAAGGAGGCTAGAAATGTCGGTTACTAAAACACTAATCAAAGCAATTCCTACTAATGAAGAAGGAAAGGTGGTTAGCTGGTACATAGACTTTAAGTATGAAAAAGGCACTGAAGGCGAAGCTGACTACCACTCTAATGTTTTTCATAAAAACATCCCTGCGGTTAGACAAAAACCTAGCAAAACTATCAACAACTTTACTCCGAAGGCAGAGGCTGATTGGTCTAAAGCAGACATAATCGCAATTTGCCCAATCGAACTTTGGGATCAGGTTTTTGACGCTCAATACGATCAGGTTATTACAAACCCAGAGAAAGAACGAACTGAAAATACTAGTTACGTTATTCCAGATTAGGAGACTTAAATGGCTATTAAGAAAACATTAACTGATGCAGTACCTTTTGTTTTGGACGGAAAAGTAGTTCGTTGGAGTCTTACAATGAAGTACGAGCAAGGTACTGAAGGCGAAGCGGATTATTACACGAATGATAAAAACGAAACAGTTGAGGCTAGTGAAGTAAACCCAGACGGTTCAACCACTACTAACTTTACAGCCAAAGCTGAAGGTGATTGGACTAAAAAAGAACTGGAAGACCTTTGCCCAACAGCAAAGTGGGATGCAGTGTTTGCAAGTCAATACGATTCGGTAATTACTAACCCACCTAAAGAACCTGTAGCTAATAACGAGTTTGTGATACCTAGCTAATGGAGCCGCAACACTTTACATTTCATACGCTACCAGCAGTATTTATGCTGGAGGCACAACTATCTGAAAACATGGTAGGGACTCTTAACGACTACCTAGATAAGCTAATGGTAGATCAGGAACGTAAAAGTCATGCGGGTACGCTAGTGGGTCAGATAGCCCATGGACAGCAGCTTACAATGGATCATCATTGTGAAGAGCTGAAAGATTTTAACTGGACGATTCAGGGCTTGGCAATGGATTACGTCAAGCAGTTCTGCGCTCAGTCTGGCAACCCATTGAAAGGCAAAAGAGAAGTATTAACTGATGAGCTTTGGTCTGTTCATTCTTACGCTGGCGATTACAATCCCATACATGATCATGGTACTAAAACTATTATGGGAGTCTCCTGCACAACATGGACAAAAGTACCACAACAAATCCTAGACCAGCCTACGGCGGGGAGTGCAGAGTACAGCTTATATAACTCCTCTGGCAATGCAGACGGTTGCCTTGCGTTTAGCTATGGCCGAAACAGTTTATTAGATACGGAGCGATTAGCTCCCCCACAAAGTTTTGTAATCAAGCCAGAAGTCGGAAAGTTCTTGATGTTTCCTAGCTGGTTGACGCATATGGTTTACCCTTTCGAGGGTGAAGGAGAACGGCGTACTGTCGCTGCAAATTTAAACGTATGGAAGGTAGATGATGACGGAACAAGACACTAAAGAAGTTGTAGATGAAGAAGTTGTAGAAGAAGCTGAAGTTGCTCAACTACCTCCTAATCCTGAGATGTTAAATACCAGGATGGACGAGCTTAGAGAACAGATTGCTCAAATAACGCAGGTTATTAACTCTAATCAAAAACAACTCGACACACATATGGCAGCGTTTAACTGGTATGCGCAACAACTAGAAGCGGTTACTCCGGAGCAAGAATAATGGATTTTGTTCTTAATATAATATCTGTAGTAACGGGTATTGTGTGTGCAGCATCGATTATATGCAGCCTTACTCCTACACCTAAAGATGATGCGTTGATTGGACGTCTATATAAAATTGTTGAGATCGCAGCGTTAAACATTGGTAAGGCAAAAGAAGGAGCTACAGCCAATCCAATTAAATTTGTCAAAAGGTCTGATTAATGCCGGCAAAAAAGACGACAAGTAAGTCTAAAACACCCAGGAAAAAACCAATTCCTGCTTCAGACGCACAAGCAGCTCTGAACGAAATAAGAACTCATGAAAGAGAATGTGCTTTAAGGTATGAACGTATCGAAGAGCGATTAGCTGAAGGGTCTAATAAATTTCAAAAATTAGAAAGAATGATCTGGGGCGTATATATATTAATTGTGGGAAGTATTCTAATTCCACAGTTTTTAGGAGCATAACATGAGCGAAGGAAACAGTATAAAAATCCCAACGTGGGCGTTACCTATCGGTGCTGCTCTTTTATCTGGTGCAATAGCGTGGGGATCTATGCAAGCGCAGGCGCAGGCTACTGCAGACGAAGTAGCCGAGATAAAGGTTAAGGTGGAAGAAGCCGATACAACGGGAAAGTTAAACGCACAAGCGATAGAACAGATAACTCAGTCGCTTGCACAGATGAACGAGACAGCTCGAGACTCGGATGCGAAACTTCAGACGTTAATAGAGTTGATGATCAAACAAGCCGCGAATTAGTAAATTACGATCCAAAAAATCCGAACTTAGATTGTGATTTACGAGAATGGAGGCTCTTAGAAACGATTCAACCGCCATCTAAACGTCATGAGGTTGCTATTGACTGGTTAAGGTGGAACAAACAAAAATGTGAATACGGAGGGCAGATATATATTCGGAATACAATGCCTCGTGTCTTAGGGACAGCGCATAGTGTTAGGGTAGAAATGTTGACATGGGAGTTGGTAAGACCTGAAGCAGAAGTAACACAAGCAATTTTAAAAAAGAGAAGATTGTGAGAACAATGATGATTTTTGTGTTAATTATCCTGAAGCAGGGAGAACCTAACCTTGAATTGTATTTTACTGAATTAACAAGTTGCTTAGAGTACCGTGATGCTTTAATTCATCAGAGTGTTGGAACTCATAATTGGATACATAGTAAAACTAAACATTTTGATGGATATTGTGAAGTTAGAGAGATCTTAACGAGTGAGGCGGGAGTTAAATATATATTTAGAGACCCGAAAGTTAAAAAAGACGATGGATAGATTATGAACGCAAAAAAACTTGAACCAAGGTCTCGTTATGCAGAGTACGACACAGACGGAGACGGGATAGTAAGCGATGAAGAACTCGCAAGACATCAAGAAATGTTGCAATTGGAATTACAAGAAGAAAAAGCTGATAGCCAAAGAAAAATGGCATGGGTGGCCATGGTCAGTATGTGTGTCTTTGCCTTGCTTCCTCTTGCTCCTTTCGTTCCTGCCGATCGCTTGTCTACATTAGCTTCTCTAAGTGATATGTTGTTTCTTTCTCAAGCTAGTGTAGTTGGGCTGTATTTCGGAGCTACTGCTTATATGGCAAGGAAATAAAATGGGATTTAAACTCAGCATAGGGCTAGGGTTAGCACTGGCTGTTACAGCAGCAGCATTTAAGCTGTACTATGATAAATCACAAGCGGAACTTGAATCTTTTCACATACAGCTAGAACGTGCGTTGCAGAACGAAAAAATCCTGGAAGGAACAATCCAGCAACAAAATGAAAACTTAAAACAGACTGTCGAAAAACACACACTGATGTTAGCAAAAGTAGAAACACTAACTGAAGAGAATCAAAAGGCACAGGAAGAGGTTAAAAACATTAGAGAGAAATTTGCTAAACACGACCTCACTGTTCTATCGCTCAAAAAACCTAAGTTGATTGAAAAAATCATCAATAAAGGAACTAAGGATGTATTGAATGAATTGGAAAGTATTACTACTGTGTCTAATTCTTAACGGTTGTTCAGTACTTGACCGTAAACCGTCTTTGCCAGAAACCAAACAAGTAGAGGTGGTTACTGTTGTAGAGCCTGCTCCACAATATCATCCTCCTCTTCCGAATAAAGTTAACACTCTTCCTGTTGAATGGACTGTTCTAACTCCTTCAACGATGGAAGAATACTTAATTGACTTACAGGAAGGCAATGCGCCCACTAACGCATTTTATGGGCTTTCTACAAAAGGATATGAAAACTTGTCGCACAATATGGCTGAAATTAAGCGATACATTAGACAAGTTTTATCTATAATTGACTATTATAAAGAATCCGATAACAAGGAGGAAGTCAGTGAACGAATTGATTGAGATGCTAAGAAGACATGAAGGCGTTCGAGATAAAGTTTATTTGTGTAGCGCAGGCTACGAAACGATAGGTGTTGGTCGCAATATAAGTGAAGATGGACTAGGGCTTTCTGAAGATGAGATTGACTATCTTCTAAATAACGATATTAAAAGAGTTCGAGAAGAGCTTACAGAAGAATACTACTGGTTTGCAGGTTTAAATGACGCTAGACAAGACGCCATGATAGACCTTAGTTTCAATCTTGGTCAAACAAGGCTAAGAGGTTTTGTAAAGGCTTTAGAGGCGATGTCTCGCGAAGAATTTGAAAACGCTGCTGATGAATTTATGGACAGCAGATGGAGTGAACAAGTTGGAGATCGTGCTGTAGAAGTTACAGAGATTATACGAACAGGAGAGTACCAGTAATGCCTCTTCAGAAATTTATTTTTAATCCTGGAATAAATAAGGAAGGTACAGCATACACTGCTGAAAACGGGTGGTTTGACGGTAATTTAGTTCGATTTAGAAAAGGATTTCCAGAAAAGATAGGGGGCTGGGCTAAAAACTCTCTTAATGCGTATAAGGGAACAGGACGTAAACTTCATGCTTGGGTTAATCTTCAAGGCACAAGATTCTTAGGTATTGGAACTCGTCTAAAGCTGTATATTCAAGAGGGTGATGCTTTTTATGACGTGACTCCTCTTCGTTTAACTACGAGCGCGGGAGATGTTACTTTTTCAGCCAGTAATGGTTCTTCTACTATTACAGCAACAGATACGAACCACGGAGCAGTAGCAGGGGATTTTGTTACGTTCAGCGGAGCTGCGAGTTTAGGTGGTAATGTAACCGCTGCTGTTCTTAATCAAGAATATGAAGTTCTTGCGGTTACTTCAGCTAACGCATATACGTTTACCGCTAAAGACACAGATGGAGCTACAGTCACAGCAAATGCTAGCGACAGTGGTAATGGAGGAAGTAGTGTTGTCGGCGCGTATCAGATTAATATTGGACTCGATACGTTCGTGTCTGGTTCTGGTTGGGGTTCTGGTACATGGGGTAGCGGCACGTTTGGATCAGTTAGTGCATTAAGTGCGTCTAGCCAGTTACGGTTATGGTCTATTGATAATTTTGGCGAGGATATGGTTTCTTGCGTAAGAGCGGGAGGTATTTTTCTCTGGGATAATTCAGATACCGTTTCAGTTAGGGCAAAAGCCTTAGAAGATGTAACAGACGCTAACCTTCCCCCTACACTAGGTCTTCAGATTTTAGTTTCTGCGGTAGATCGTCATGTGTTAGTACTTGGCTCTGACCCAATCTCAGGCCCAACTCGTTCCAATGTTCTTGATCCGTTGTTAATCAGCTGGTGTGATCAAGAAAATATTTTAGAGTGGGAGCCGAAAAGTACGAATACTGCAGGAAACTTACGGCTTTCTTCAGGGTCACAAATCATAGGCGGGTTACGAGCTAGACAAGAAACTCTGATCTGGACAGACACCGCGCTATATAGTTTACAGTTTATAGGCGCACCGCTCACTTTTGGCGTTAATCTAGTTAACGAGGGCGTGGGATTAATTGGCCCGAATGCAGCAGTTAATTCACCTGCAGGTGTTTTCTGGATGGATCGTAAAGGGTTCTACGTTTATAACGGATCTGTTCAACCTGTAGAGTGTAGTGTACATAGTTATGTATTTGACGATATTAATGAATCTCAGAACTTCCAGTTTTTTGCACTTCTTAATCGTCAATTTAATGAAGTAGGCTGGTTTTATAATTCTAGCGACTCTGACTTACCTGATAGATATGTAACGTATAACTACGTTGATAAAGTGTGGGCTATTGGTAAATTAGCTCGTACCGCGTGGCTTGATGAAGGAGTTGAGAATAATCCTAGAGCAGCAGGAGAAGCAAGCAGTAGCTATTATATTTATGATCATGAATCTGGGAACGATGCAGACGGTTCTCCTATGACTGACGTTTATATAGAGTCTGCTGATTTCGATATTGGAGAAGGCGAAAACTTCCAGTTTGTTCGTCGCATGATTCCAGATGTAAGTTTTACGGGTACAGGAGGGTCTGGACAACAAATTAACACTGTGTTAAAAACCCGTAATTATCCTGGTGATTCCTTAGCTACGGATAGTACAACAGCGTTTACAGCGACCACTACTAAAATAGATATGCGAGCACGTGCAAGACAAGCCGTAGTCCGTTTTGAATCTGATGACGATGCTGATGAAGGCATACAACTAGGTGTTGGTTTTAGAATCGGTGGTACTCGTTTAGATATTCGTCCTAACGGAAGAAGATGACTAAACTTTTACAGGGAAGATTACCTATTGAATTAGAACCCACGGTTCGTGGTGATACGTTCAATAGAGCTGTTAGAGTCTTAGAATTAAGCCTAGATAGGGTTGACCCAGATAGAACTCCTGTCTTTACAAGTGACGAAAGAGATGAGCTAAAATTCGAAGCTGGGAGTATTATTTGGAATACAACTGAAAGTGTTCTTCAGGTATATTTAGGAGATTCGTGGCAGAATATTTCCACGCCCACCACCTCTGGACTCAGTGCTACAGCCGGTTTAGGGGAAATACAGGTGATTGCAAGCGGATCAATAGTTGTAGAGGTTGGGTAATTTATGACGAGTATATTTAGCGACGAACAACGAGCATCTTTAATGGATTCGATGACTAATCCTGAATCTAACGCTCGTAAGATGATTAAGCAAAATGCCGAGATAGGCATCTCTCCTGACGTAACTACTGAAATACTTAATAAATACGCTACTTACGGAGCCAATACTGGTATTGGAAATCTTGGCGGTGGTAAACTTGTTGATGCTCTAAATGAACATTACCGTAATCAGGTAGATGCTCCTCTGCAACAAGATCCTCCTGAAATGTTTATAGGCGGTCTTTTAGAAGGAATTAGAAACGCTGGGGCTAATGTAGGAACGTATCTAAAAGATGTGTTTACCCAAGGCGGGGAAGCTACAGGTGAGTTAGTAAAAGAAGCACCAGACGCAATTAATAGTCCTGTTGGTGTCGAAGGAGATGCAGTAGACGCAGCTGTTCAAACAGCAGATACAGCCACAGACACACCTGTTTCGACTGATGAAAAAACCCGAATGCAACGATTTAAAGATTACATGGAAGATAATCCTATACTTGCTAGGGAACTAATTGGTACGGGAGGTACTATAGCAGGGATTTTAGCTAAAGCTGCTATAGGGGAAGATGATACCCCTGCTTCAATTCGCGCTCCACGTCCTAGATTTCAACCAGGAAAAGTTCGTACTCAGCGAATAGGTATGGAAGAAGGGGGTTCTGTAGAAAGTGAAAACATTTATCAAAATGATCCAGTTTATCAAACATTATCTCTTTTAGGGTTAAGTGACGAAGCTATAGATAAATTTATTAAAACTACGGGAGACATTCCTGAAAGCGTAGTGGACGCTTCTATTTATATTGGACAAAAATTAAGAGACGCTGGAATATTAGAAGAACCACGAGCAAAGAAAAAAGAAGATGGCGGTACAGTCCTTAACCGCAAAATGTTTCTAGGAGGCGGTGAGGTTGATGGTCCTGGGGGTGAGAAAGAAGATTTAGTTCCAATTTGGGCTAGTCCTAACGAATACGTTGTTTCCGCTAAAGGCGTGAGACGAATGGGTGGCGGCGACCTTCAACAAGGAATCGCGGCTCTTGATAGAATAAATTTTGGTGATGAACGATATGGCTGAGAATCAAACTGCATATAGTTATCAGGCTCCTGACCAGTATATATACAACCTTTTAACAGGGGGCGGGGGTCGTTTTGGTCTACTTCCAGGAGTAGAACAGTATTACGCAAGTCAGTTCCAAAACCTAGGAGCTGCCGATAGTAGTCCGTTTACTTATACAGGTGAACGTATTGCAGATTTCTCTCCTAGAGAAAAACTTGCAATGCAAATGGCTGACACAGGTATTGGTGCATTTCAACCGTATTTCAATCGTGCTGCAGGACTAAGCGAAGAAGCTCTCGCTACGTTAGCAGGAGGAACTTCTGAGGCAAAAGCACAGCTTTTGCGTTCTCTACAACAAGGAGAAGACTACACTCGTACAGGGTTAGATAGAGCCGTAGGTGCAGAAGGCGAGTTTCGTGGTCAGTTATCAGAAGCTGAACGTCTAGCTAGAGAAGGCCAGACCATGTCTGACCCGTATTTAACAGAAGGTATTGCAGGAATTAGATCAGGTCGAGCTGATGAATTAGCAGGATTAACTGAAGCAGCTCAAATAGGACGAGGCGCAGTTACTGCTCAAGACCCGTATATACAAGAAGCGTTACAACAAACACGGGCCAGCACGGCAGGATTCGACCCCTCCTCAGTAAGTCAGTATATGGATCCTTACGAGGATGCTGTTGTACAACAAGCGATGAAAGATATTCGTGAATCACAAGCTAAAAGCGATATTGGACGACGAGCGGGAGAAGTAGGACAAGGAGCATTCGGAGGTGCAAGATCTCGTCTTACACAAGAAGAGTCTGACCGTGTAACAGGTCGTGGATTGATGGACGCTGTAGCAGGAATCAGGAGTCGTGGCTATGAAGGCGCACGATCAGCGGCTATGGGTGAATTTGGAAGACAGCGTGGAGCTGAAGCAGCTGCTGCTGGAACTACTGCAGGATTAGGTGCTCAAGCAGGAAGCGCAAGAACAGGATTAGCTTCTTTACTTTCTGGTGTAGCAGGCCAACGTGGAGCTGCTAGACGTGGAGCTGCTGGTGAAATTGCCGGACTAGGCTCACAAAGAGGAGCAGGACTAGAACGACTAGCTTCGACCGTTGCTAATTTTGGATCACAAGGTTACGGAGCGGGAATGGGCACTTCGGGTGCACTTACGTCAGGAGGGCAACAGCTCTACGGCATGGGGACTGGGGCTTCTTCTGCGTTAAGTGGACTTGCAGGAACACTAGCAGGAGGACAAGAAAGAGGAGCAGGAGCAATGTCTGGTTATGCTGGAATGCTTCCTGGACTAATGCAAGGTGATGTGTCTAATATGATGAACGTAGGCGCAATGAACCGAGCTAGAAACCAAGCTCTAATGGATCTAAATTACCAGAATTTCGTAGGTCAGTACAATTTACCACAACAACTTATGTCTGGTTACGCAAACTTCTTAACTGGTGCAGGGCCGCTGGCTGGTGGAACAGGATACTCAGGAACTACACAACAAAGTCCGTACTCTATGACTGGAGGTACAGCAGGAGCGTTTAATCCTTACGCTAACATAGGAGGATACTACAACGAAGGCGGTTCAGTAGAGAAAGGCGGTAAGCCGATTCCTGAGGGAAATAAAGGACTCGCGGCTCTTTCTAAGAAAGCCCCTGATGTAGTACGAAAGATGGGATTTAGCCCCGCCAAAGCAATGCATGGAGGAATCGCGTCTCGTTTTCCAATGACTTCTCGTAAAATGAGGACTGGCTAGTGGCTACGAATTTCGGTTTTAATATCGGCGGGGGAGGACTCGCGGATCTTGTTCAGACGCCTAAAGTAACGCCCGTAAGAGGGATGCAATTCGCTCCTACCCCAGCACTCCGCACTACCCCGCAAAAAGAGCCTAAGAAAGCGTTACAGGGAGCCTTATTAGGTGCTATTTCTCCGTTACTCGGGGAAGCTGCAGTAAAAGGATTAGGAAGTCTTCCTGGATTAGAAAATATTCTGTATCAAAAAGATCAAAAAACTCTTGAAGAGTTAGGAGTTAAAAAGCCTACACTAGGACTAGAAAAGTCTAAAGTAGGAATAGATCCTTTTTTAGAGGAAGCCAAAAGACGAAGAGACTTGGTTGATGCAGCACTTCCAGCAGGAGATGTTCCCAGACAAAAAACTCTGTTAGGTAAAGCTTTGACCGAAGCTCTTACTTATGCTCCTGCTGCATTTTTAGACGATGAAGGAGAAGGTGGAGTTGCTGAATTTATTTCTACAGCGGGTGCGGGTAGAAAAGTTAGAGGAGCTTTAGACGAAGCTCGATTAGAAGCCTATCTTGACCGTCAAACTGAACGTGGTAAAAAACTTGCCGATGTAGGTGATTTTGACCGTAAAGTTAGTTATAGCGCAGAGCTTATGAAAGATGGATCGTTTTCCCCTGTAAAACGAACTGTTTTGATCTCTCCTGATAAAACTACTCGCTATGTTCTTAGTGCGGGCAACCCGCAAGTTGATTTCATATTAGATTCTAACGGTAAACGAACACCTGTTCCTAAAGGTCAATACTTTGTTCGTGAGTCGTTAACCTTAGACGATAACGATCCTGGAAAACCAAAAGATGTAAAACTTTACAACACAACTAATGGAGATATTGCTTACGGAACTGTACAGTTTATGCAAACTCCTCAAGGCCGTGATTCACGAGTAATGTTATTAGACCCTCGTAACCGTGATGGTAAAAGACAAAAACGATCTGCAGCTTCTTTGGCTAGTGACTATAACGATAACTGGGTTCCCTATGATCAAGAACTAGCTGACCTAGATGCACGTGAAAAAGGCGATCCACAAATCGTAGGCAGATACGAGGGCCGTAGAGATCGAGAAATATCGATTTTAGAAGTGGCAAATATTGCGGCTGATCTTCTACCTATTACTATAGAGGGTGAGACAAATCCAGAGTTATTAGCAGACGCTGGTGCAATTGCAGGAACACTGGACACGGTTGGTAAAAATATTAATGCGTTATTCCACCTATTTGAACGAAGCGGCAGGTCAGTAGGGGATATTCTTTATGACCAATCACGAAGCGCACAAGCAGCAGTAAGTATGAATAAGTTATTGATCGCTAGTAACGACTACAACGCAGTAATGACTGATTCTTCAGCAAGCGCACAGGATAAAGTAGCTGCTAGAGCTGCGCTTACTACAGCGTTAAAACAAGTACAGGCGAATTCAATAGATGAAGGATACAGTAACGATTTCACTTCTTTAGACTTGGAAAGCGATGAGTTTCAAGATATTCTTGAAAAACGAGGAATGTTAGCGGCAGGACAATTACGACTAGCGTATGCCGCTGCTGCTGCAGATGGCCAAACAGGTACAGCTCTTTCAGATAAGGACGTTGCAAACTTCCTAGAGCAAGTAGGTTTTGGTCAACAAAATGCTAGAGCAGTAGGAAAGAAAATCGCCAGCTTTGTAAAAGGACGCTTGCAAACATTCGATTCAGGAGAGTTTAGAAAACTTTCTAACAATGCTCGAGTTCATGATGAAATAGGTGTTACAGAGACGAATAACGAGCTAATGGGGACTTTCGGCGTTAATCAATCAGATCTAGACGCATTGAAAGATCCTCAAAAAACTGAAGAAGAAAAACAAGCAGCAGCAAATAGAATACAACAAAGAATTTCTATGGTAAGTCGAGGCACGGCCTATGCTGATTTTACTTACGATAAAGAAAATCAACGATATCGCTATGTTCCTGTATTAGAACGACTAGGGGAATATCAGCAGTTGTACAATAAATACTTGCGAACTGAAATAACTGGGCCGAAAGGCAAGAAATACAATGGCTTTTTCGAATATTACGGTATCAGTGAAGACGATATAAATTTTGAAGGACCAGGAGAAATTCCTACAGGCAGAGGAAGGTTAACTCGTCCTACCACTCGCAGAACATTGAGAATTAGAAACTAATTATGGCAACCCAATCTAATATAGAACTGTTAGATGAGTACCTACAAACCCCTGATTTTTATAAATGGAGTGAAGAGGTTACTGGTTCTCTAGCAGGGGATTCAGACTACACTATTGGCGAGATTCTAAGTAATGATTCTTTGCGTCTTAATAGTTATTTACAATCCGAGTACTTATTAGAACGGGCTGAAGCAGGAGATCAAAGAGCTTTAGAACTAGTAGACGATAGAGATAAAGAAATCGCTAACGCGATGAATCAATATCTAATGATGTACGCTCCTAGTGAGGTCAATGTTCCTCCCTCTATTGACCCTGTTGACCCACAACCGCGACGACCAATAATTCCGATTCCTGGACGTTCGAGTTTACCTGCAATTCCTGTTGTAGAAGATGTAACAGAGTACTCCGGACTTACAGAGTCTTTGATGAATCAAGAAGATCGTCAAGAATTAATTGACGCACAGGTTAATCCTGATCGTATTTTCGAAGGAGACAGTTCTTTCTATCAAAAGTGGTTAAGAGGTTCAGACCCTATTGATGCAGATTCTCCTTGGAGAGTAAAAGCGTCTTTCTTTCCTGTTAATATGACCCCTTTCGAAGCTGAAAAACTCTTACGAAACGAGTATCCGGATGCAGAATTAAGATACATTAACCCTAACGACAAAAGTATGGGTCTCGCGATTCGTGTTCCTAGAAAAGATGGAGCTGAAGGAGAACAGGGAGAATGGGTAGCTCTGAGACCTCAGTTCGGTTACGAAATGCTTACCGAAGAAACACTGACCATGCTGGGTCAAGAGATAACACCTATTCTTGTTGAGATGGGGTTGTACGGAGGCTATAGAAAACTTGTAAAAGATAGTGTTAAAGAAGCCGGTGAGCTGCTAAGAAAAGAGTCTACTGTTGGGGGCAAGATAAAGAAAGGCGCAGCTACCGCAACCATTGCTGGGGTATCTGCAGGAATGGGACGGTTCCTTCAGCTTGCTTACGGTAATACCTTGTTCAGAGATGAAGAACAAGCAAATGCGATTCTTGCTCAAATTGAAAAAATAGAAGCTGATACTTCTTTAGAAGAAGCTGAACGAGAAGCTGCAGTAAGTGAGAAACAAAAAGAACTTCTGAGTTTAAACAATATTTCAATAGAACGAGCTTTTGAAGATGCTGGATTAGCTGCGGCACTGGCTGGGGCAGGCACTCTTGTGATAGGAGGAGTTTTAGGTGCGCTTTCTACAGGTTGGAAAGCAGTTACAGGTTCAAATATTCCTAATGAAATACTAGCAAGACTACAAGCTAAAATCTCAACGAAAGGCAAAACCCCTGAGTTTTCTTCAGGAGAGTTAGCTGAAAGAACTAAAAAAGCTGCAAAAGCAGTGGCTGACGAAGCAGGAACATTTTATAGACCTCCTGCAGGAGAACTTACTCAAGATGATTTCTTTAAAGCATTAGAACTAGAACTTTTTGCTCAACTGTCTCCTACTGCTAAAGGTCGAGAAGTATACCAATCAATACTTGATAACAATGAAAAGGCCGCAGAAAATTTCTGGCAAGAATTAACAGAAAACGCTCCTGAGCTTGAGGGTATTTCTTATAATGATTTTAGAGATTACCTTGTTAGACAACAAGAAGAATATGCTGAAAGAGCTGCTCAGGCATCTAAGCTCCGTCAACGAGAAATAGAGGAACAAACCGACTTAGAAACAGTATTGCCTGACCAAGATCCTGAAGCGATGCTTACTGTCGATGAACTAGGGTCAACTTTTACAAGAGACGTAGAGTCAGGTGGACTGGTCTATAAAAGAAACAGTCCTGAGTTTTTATATCAATATGATGAACAGTATCAAGCAGCTAAAGATGCAGTAAACGCTGAGGTCAGTAATTTAGCAGATTTAAAATACGACAGAAAACTAGACTCTACCGCTTTGATTCGTGATGAATTTACAGAAGCTCTGGGCGGTGGTGAGAGCAAAGATAAAATAATGCGTACATTAGGAGAAGTTGAAGCTTCTGATGTTATAAAAAGCATGATTCCCATGAGAGACGGAGTAAGTATTCTTAAACAGCTTATGGGAGTTGGAGTAGACGAAAAAGGTCAATTCTTAAAACAAGCTGATCTTACCTTCGGGCAATTGAACGGTATGTATCACGCTTTAAACAACCTGTTTATGACTAGTTCTGACCGAGAAGTTAGACAAATCGCTACAGGTCTTAGAGATGCTGTCGAAGCGCAAATGGATGATTTGATTACATTTCAAGCGCGAAAAGAACTATCTGCTGGGGGTATAGATTCTCCGACCCCAGATGCATTAAGAGAAAAAATTCAAGAAATAGCTGGGCCTCTAATGAAAGCTCAAGAGGATCTCTATAAATTAAACACGTCTATTGAGCGTAGATTTATTCGAGAGCTAGTAGATAAAGAACCCTCTCAAATAGCTGATTTTGTACTGTCAGCTTCGCCTAAACAAATAGAAGATTTATTAGGTCAGATTTATAAATCTCCTGACTCTATTGTACGACTAGGAAACCTTAGACAACTGGTCGTTGAAAATATTCGTAAGTCTATGGGAGGATTACCTTTAGCTGAGCAAAATAAAGCATGGAGTAAGTTTTTAGATAAAAATGAAGAGCAGCTACAAGCTCTGTTTCCTGAAGCTGACTTTTTAAAATTAAAAGAATTTAAAAATGTACAAGAACAAGCATTAGCTGAAATTGCTCAAGTTACCGAATCTTTGACACAACTAGAGAAAGAACTAGGTAAGCCTCCAGCTGATTTCGTTAAAGATTTTCTACTTGCTGGTAAAAGTGCAAGACTTGCCGGAAAAGCAGATATGAGTCTTGCTGAGTTCAATAAAGTCTTACAAGAAACACCTGAGCTTCAACCTTATGTGACTGCGCTCGTAAGAGACTTTATGCGCGATAACTTTGAAAAACAACAGCTTGACGAGGGAGGACTTTTCCAAACAGATAACTTCGATGTTAGTGGTTTTATTAGCTTTATAAACCAGGGTTTGAGAGCAGGACCACAAGGAACAGCTCGTTTAGGGTCATTGTTCAGCCAATTACTAGGTAAAGATGTTGGCAATCAATACGCTAAAGATTTAAGAGCTTTTGGAAAACTGCTTGACCGAGGTACTCGTCGCGGCCCGAAAAGCCCAATTCCTCAGGGAGCTGCCGCAACAGGTACTATTGAAGATTTTCTCGAAGAAACAAGTTTCGCGATTCGAATGTTTGTTCCTCCTTTAACTCAAAAAGGTAGAAGAATAACAGCTTTCCTGATGGGTTATCGTGACAAAGCTAGAAGTGATCTGTTACAAATACTAGCTGATCCAACTAAATTAAATAAACTCTTAGAGGCTCGAGATCGTTCAATGAGTCGTCGGGAGTTTTTCAAGTTTATTGGTGCTTTGGCTATTTCTCGAGGAGTCAACATAGGTTCTGAAGAAAGAGAAACTGCTGAACAAAGAGCATTAAAAGCTATTGAAGGCCCGACTACAGGAATCATGGACCTGTATTCGAGAGTCATGTCGATATAGGTGAGTTATAAATGAGAATAGAAATTTTCGAAGCCCCATTACCTGATTTTAATCAAGCTGAAGAAATGCAAGACGGTGGCAGTGTTAAACCTCGCAAGATGTTTAGAGGAGGTGTCGGTGGTTTTGAACTTCCTGAAAATTTACAAGAACTTATTGGGTATGCTTCTCAAAACCGTGTAGAAGATGCCGCTGAAGAAGAAACAGCCCCCGCTACGGTGGACGAGCTTGTTTCTCAATTTGATGCATCAACCCCTGTTACTGTGAATGAAAACCTTCTTAGTCTTACCCCTGCTCAATTAGCAAGACAACGAGAAGACCTTGCGATTAGACCAGAGCAAGGGATTTATGGAATGTTCCCTACCACAGAAGGTGCAGCAGAATTTCTTTACGGATTTGACGATCCGTATATTGATCCTAGACAAGATACTGGAACACAAACAGAGACTACTACTGAGACAGTTCCTACAGAAGAAGTAACTGTACAAACAATCCAG